TGGCGACTACAATGTTCGCACTGGTGCTGGTGTTGGTGGAGATTCTGAGGGTAACAACCCTGCACTTCTCAACGATTCACCTGCTGGTACTTACGAGGTTGCTCGTGGTATGAGCCGTGAGAATCTTGAGCGTATGGGCGAAGCTGGTCGTCTCTTCCGTGAGATGAGCTTCAGCATCGAGAAGACCTCTGTTACTGCAAAGTCCAGAGCACTACGTGCTGAGTACACCCTAGAGCTTGCACAAGACCTCAAGGCAATTCATGGTCTTGATGCTGAGCAAGAGCTTGCTAACATTCTTTCGAGTGAAGTTCTTGCTGAGATCAACCGTGAAGTTGTTCGTACTGTCTACACCGTTGCTAAGAAGGGTGCTCAGAACAACGTTGCAACTCCTGGCGTATTTGACCTTGACGTTGATTCAAACGGTCGTTGGTCTGTTGAGAAGTTCAAGGGTCTTCTATTCCAAGTCGAGCGTGATGCTAACGCAATCGCACAAGACACTCGTAGAGGAAAGGGTAACTTCCTAATCTGCTCGGCTGACGTTGCTTCAGCACTTGCAATGGCAGGTGTTCTTGACTACAGCTCAGGTCTATCTGGTGCTGGTGGTCCTTCCATCGGTCAGGTTGATGACACTGGCAACCTCGCAGTTGGCACCATCAACGGCAGAATCAAGGTCTTCATCGATCCTTATTCGGCAAACGTTTCAGACAAGCACTACTATGTAATGGGTTATAAGGGTTCTTCACCTTATGATGCTGGTCTATTCTATTGCCCATATGTTCCCCTCCAGATGCTCCGTAGCATCGATCCTGAGACCTTCCAGCCTAAGATTGGATTCAAGACCCGTTATGGCATGGTATCGAACCCATTCGTTACCACCAATGGTCTCTACAACGGAACTCCTGATGGCGAGACCCTCACCGCAGGTTCCAACATGTACTACAGAAGAGTACAAGTTATCAACCTTATGTGATCTATACATAAGTTTCCAAGACCCCTTCGGGGGTCTTTTTTTATGCAAATAAATAGTACATAGCTTGGGAAGTTGACATGCCTGCCAATTGGTATAAGGAGCAACCATCAAATAGAAATCACCTATCCCCGATTGGATTCAAGATTGTTCTTGAATTATTTGAGGGGGTAGATTTCTTTTGTCAATCAGCAACTCTTCCAGAAATTTCTGTCCCCGTCACAGAAGTTCCAACAAGGTTTAGAAGTTTTCCTGTTGTTGGTGGAGGTGGTGTTTCTTATGGAGATCTTAATCTTACTTTTATTATTGACGAAGAGTTAATTAATTATAAATCTGTTCATAATTGGATTAGACGCAATGGTGCTTCCGAGCAACATATGCCAACACAAGAACCCCAATACTCTGGTGGGCAGTTACATATACTAACATCTAACTTCAATACTAATCACATTATAGATTTTGAAAATTTATTTCCAGTCAGTTTAACTCCAATTCAATTTGATTCTACTGTCACAGACATAGAATATTTTACCGCTCAAATCGTTTTCAAGTATACTAATTACACAATCCGTGACGAAAACTTTAAACTATGAAATTTGAACAACTTGTTAAAATCTTTGACCACATCAAATCGGAGTGGAACAAAGATACTGAAATTGATTTTCAATTTAAAAATAAAGAATATTCAGAAGATCTCGCTAAATTATCATTAGAGATTCCCTTCCAACACAATAAATACTTAAACCATTACACAGATCTTAGTCAAATTAAAACTTCTCTAGAGTTTGAAATCAGAAAACTGGTTAGAGAAAAGCGTGAATACTACGGTGGTGAAGCAGATCCAAAAGTATATGCAGAAAAACCATTTGGATCTAGCATAAAAACTGCCGAGAAAATGAAGGTTTATCTTGAGTCAGATGAAGAGATCATTAATTTAGAAGCAAAGATCAAGTATGTTGATCAAGCTTTGCATTATCTAGATCAAGTTTTAAGGATGATTTCACAAAGAAATTATCATGTCAAGAATGCTATTGAATGGGAAAAATTCATTAATGGTGGCACATAATGTCGAGAATTGTAATCCGTAAAAAGAACGAAGTATTTCTTCAGATCCTGTCCGAACCTCATGTCCATCGTGAGTTGTCGGACTATTTTTCTTTTGAAGTGCCAGAAGCAAAGTTTCTAAAAAGAAATCCTAAGTATCGTTATTGGGATGGAACTATTCATTTGTATTCTCCTGCAACTGGAGAGTTATATGGCGGTCTTCTGCCACACTTAAAGGAGTGGTGTGGAGAACGTCAGTATCAACTTCAATACGAAAAGAATGATTGGTATGGCGATGTAGAAGAAACCAATGGGTTTGTTTCTCCAGGTGGAGTTAAAGTGTTTATGGATAAGATCTGTAAATACACTCCAAGAGATTATCAATATGCGACTGTATATCAGGCGTTAAAGAATAATCGTGGATTGTTTTTGTCTCCTACTGGATCAGGAAAGTCCTTGATGATTTATAGTATTGTAAGATACTATGTTGCTACAGATAAAAAAATTCTTCTTGTTGTTCCAACTACTTCGTTGGTAGAACAGATGCTAAAGGACTTTAAAGATTATGGATGGAATGCAGATGAATTCTGTCATACAATTTATTCGGGTAAAGATAAAAACACAGATAAACCTGTTATCATTTCCACCTGGCAATCTATCTACAAATTCCCCAAGAGATATTTTGACGACATTGACTGTGTTATCGGTGATGAAGCACATTTATTTAAGTCAAAGTCCCTCACAGGAATCATGACTAAACTTCATAATGCTAAGTATAGATTTGGATTTACTGGAACACTGGATGGAAGTAAGACACATAAGTGGGTTCTTGAAGGATTATTTGGTTCATGTGAAAAAGTTACAAAGACAGATGATCTGATTAAGAAAGGTCACTTGTCCAATTTTCGTATCAAGATTCTTGTCTGTAAGCATGAGTATCAGTATTTTGAAGATTACCATTCCGAAATGGAATTCATTGTAAACAATCGCAAGAGAAATAATTTAATTAAGAATCTTGTTTGTGACATTGATGGTAACACATTAGTTTTGTTTAACTATGTGGAGAAGCATGGTATGCCATTGTTTGATCTAATAAATACTGCTATAGGGGGAGACCGTAAAGTTTTCTTTGTCCATGGTTCAACTGACGTTGATGATAGAGAAGAAGTCAGGTTTATTACTGAACAAGAAAATAATGCTGTAATTATTGCATCTTACGGAACCTTTAGTACTGGTATTAATATTAAGAAACTGCATAATATTATCTTTGCTTCACCATCTAAATCAAGAGTAAGAAATCTACAATCTATTGGTAGAGTATTACGTAAAGGAGAAGGTAAGGATATTGCTACTCTTTATGATATCGCTGATGATATCTCTTCTAACTCAAGACAAAATTATACTTTAAACCATTTGGTAGAAAGAATTAAAATCTATGATGAAGAGAACTTTAAGTATGAAACAATAAAAGTAGATTTAAGATAACAATGGAAGAAGAATTTTATTCAACTATTAAACTTACTTCTGGTGAAGAGATAATTGCTAAGGTATGTTATCTTCCTGATGAAGATTCTTTATTAATAGAAAATCCTATGACAGTAGAATCTGTTAAGGGAAGAAGTCAGGAAGCATTCATACTAAAGGATTGGATTAAATCAAGTTATGATTCAATGTATATTATTAAAATGAATCAAGTGATTACTATGAGTGAATTAGATAAGAAGATAGAAGTATTTTATTTAAAGAATTTATCTGGAGAAGGATTCATAGATCCAGATACTGTTAATGTTAAACCTAATCAAATGAGTAATAGGATGGGATACTTAGGATCTGTAAAGGAAACTAAGAAGTTCTTAGAAGATATATTCAATAAAAGTTAGTGAGTATCTATAAGTAATTAATAGATATTATTAATCTTGAACCCTGACAGAGTTATTCTACTGGGTTTTATGAGGTTTGTCAACCCCTTGACAATATCCATGACCCGTGGTATGATAGTTTCAACACAATACTTCAATAGATGATGGACTATGGCGAAAACAAAAAACAAGGAGTTCTATGTAAACAATAAAGAATTCCTACACGCACTGATTGAATACAGAACAAAGGTCAGACAGGCAAAGGAATCTGGATCTCCTCGTCCCATAGTCCCCAACTATATTGGTGACTGCTTTCTTAAGATCGCCACACACCTATCATACAAACCAAACTTTGTCAACTACATGTTCCGTGAGGACATGATCTGTGATGGGATTGAGAATTGCTTACAATACATTGATAACTTTGATCCAGAGAAATCACAAAACCCATTTGCTTACTTCACTCAAATTATTTGGTATGCTTTCCTTAGGAGAATTCAAAAAGAAAAGAAACAATTAGAAATCAAAAACAAAATACTTGAGCGATCTGGTTACGATCAAGTTATGCACACCGATGACTATGGTTCTGATATGGCAGGCATGAATCATAATTATTCTGATATGGGTAGTATCAAAGAAAACATTGAGACACGAATGAATCGATGACAGTAGCACTTATTACAGATCAGCATTTAGACGGCAGGAAAGGAAGCATTGCTTTCTGGGAATACTTCAATAAATTTTATGATGATATCTTTTTTCCAACACTTAAGAAACAAGGGATATCAACAGTTATCGATCTCGGAGATACGTTCGACAATCGTAAGAACATTGATTATAATGTTTGGTCTCGGATTCGTAGGAATTATTTTGATCGTCTTGCTGACAGCGGAATTCAAGTTCACATGATCTTGGGTAACCACTGTGTTTATTACAAAAATACAAATCAAGTTAATGCACCAGATCTTCTCCTTGATTCATATTCAAACATCATTGTTTATGACAAACCATGTGTAGCACTGATTGAAGATACAGAGATTCTCATGGTTCCTTGGATTAATAGTGAAAACTATGATGAGACAATGGACGTAATCAAGAACACCACTGCTAAGATTGCAATGGGACATCTTGAACTAAACGGATTTGAAGTTACTCCTGGTATGCTTCATGAAGGTGGGATGGAACCAGATGTATTCTTTAAATTCAAACAAGTATTCTCTGGTCACTTCCACCACAAATCAAGTCGAGGTAACATTACCTATCTTGGTAATCCTTATCAGATGTTCTGGAACGATTACAAAGATCCACGAGGATTTCACCTATACGAACCAGCATCTAATAAACTGAAGTTCATTAAGAATCCATACGAGATCTTTAAGAAAATTTATTATGATGATTCTAAACCTCAAGAAATTAATCCTGAAGAATACACCAACACCTATGTAAAAGTTGTTGTTGAAACTAAAACTGATTTCTTCAAGTTCGAAAAACTCATCGAATCTTTATACAACGCAAACGTTCTTGATCTTAAGATTATTGAAACAATCGTTGAGAAAGACAAGAAAGATGTAGATATCAATCTTGAGATTACTGACACACTCTCACTTTTAAATGAATACATTGATGAGGTAGAGATGTCCGTAAACAAGAATGAACTTAAATCAATTATGAGATCACTATATATTGAAAGTTGTGAAGTAGTATGATGTATATCCTCACACTCAAAGATAAACCAGACGGCGTTTTTTCTATTATAAGCGACGAAGGAGAACAAATCATTCCTATCTTTGAGTGTGAAGACGATGCAGATCGTTACTACTATCAACTTGGAATGATTGAAGATTATCCAGAGATGCAGATCTTTGAAATTGATGAGGAAATAATTGTTAATGCTTGCGAAGAGCGAGACCAAAAATATGCTATAATCACCATAGATGATTTCCTGATCCCTCCTAAAGAATTACGATGATTACATTTAATAAAATCAGGTGGAAGAATTTCCTTTCTACTGGGAACGTCTTCACTGAGATTGATTTGACTAAAAACAAAACCAATTTGATTGTTGGTAAAAACGGAGCAGGTAAGTCAACCATCTTAGATGCGTTGACTTTTTCACTCTTCGGTAAACCATACCGAAAGATTAATAAACCGATGCTTGTTAATAGCATTAATACTGCTGACTGTATTACCGAAACTGAATTTGATATCGGTAACAATAGTTATAAAATTGTTCGTGGTATTAAACCAGCGGTGTTTGAGATCTGGCAAAATGGAGTTCTGTTAGATCAAAACTCATCTGCTATTGATCAACAGAAGCAGTTAGAACAAAACATCCTTAAGATGAATTACAAATCTTTTACACAGATTGTAGTTCTTGGATCTTCAAACTTTATTCCTTTCATGCGACTACCAGTTGCATCACGAAGAGAAATCATTGAAGACATTCTTGACATCCAGATTTTTTCTGTGATGAATTTAAACCTAAAAGAAAAACTTAAGTTTGCTAACGATGATATCAAAGAACGTGACTATCAACTTGACATGCTTTCGGAAAAAATTGAAATGCAGAAAGCGTTCATCAGTGATATTGAAAAGAAAACTGAATCTGAAATAGATTATCGCAAAGATAAAATTGATGAGTTTCGAATTGAACAACAATCACATGATCAATCAATTTTAGATTTTACTAATCAGATTACTGACATCATGGATCGATCAAAGAGTCATGAAGGAGCAGATAAAAAACTGAAGAAACTCACCACACTCAAAGGAAAGATCCAACAGAAGTTTAGTAGTTATCAAAAGGAACATCAGTTCTTTAGTGAAAATGAAAGTTGTCCTACCTGCGGTCAGCATATCGATGATGATCTAAAACAAGATCGACTTGATAAGATTATGGGTTCTATAACTGATCTCAATAAAGGATTTGATGAGATCAAACAAACTATCGAAGAAGAAGAAAATCGT